CTGCCAATTGATAATCTGTTCCGCTTCATAGCCTGCCCAGTACGGACGGGTCGTGGGCGCAGCAATGTTCGGCATGTCCACCAAGACGCCATAGCGACCCGTCTTGAGGACTTCATTGAGCACGAGCTTGATAAAGGCCGCCAAAGGACTCCCTTGTTGCGTAACATCTTCAAGAAGAGGCTCACAGATCACAGGAATATGTTCTAGCGTAGGGTCCTTACTCATCACCGCGCCCGTTAAGCCCTGAACCGTGCGTGCGGTTCCACCGAACCAGTAGGCGCGCATCTTGTAGGCCGCATATTCCTCATCGCTCTGCGCTGAGAGTCGAGGTAGGTAGACTTCGCCGCGATCCTTGACTGCGTCTGACCCATCCACGACATCTCGGCATCGTCGCCACTGAACTTCTGTGCTGACATAGGCTGGATGTTTCGAGTCAATAGGCATAGCAATTATCCTTTCGCAGGAATAGCAAGGTGCACCGCGACTACCGAGGAAGCCGTTTCTTTTTGAGCGTCTTCATAATTCCTCCCCTTCACAGGAGAACGTCGTTCATCAAGATCGCGTTCAATTCTCACCATTGCCCCAAAGAGCATGCCCTGGCAGGTCCGACTATTACCGTGTTGATGTCGCAGCTCAGTCAGATCCCCGTCATTGCGCGTCGTTAATCCGAGAATCACAATGTGATCGAACCGCGAGATCAATTCATCACAGAGTTCATGGACCATCGCCAGCTTTAAGTCCACGCTATGGACTCCTCAGAAAGCCGCGCTTGCGCCACTCCGCATCATAGAGTCGCTCCAGTGCATTCATCGTAGCATAGTCATATCGAACGCCTGACACACGACCTGGTATATGAACCAGCCGTACAGGTAAGTCCTGGATGCTAGCAGAGCGGAGACAGGAATGCTCACTCATCGTCACTCCTCCCGTTTTTACATCGCATACAGGGTCGTGTGTAGAGACGACGTGTTCGGCTTCTGGCTTGTTGAACGCCTGACCCTTGGCAGTCAGGGCAGCGAGGCACGATAATGCGCTGATAGAAATCACGTCCCTGATCGGTCTTACCGCCATAGATCATAATCATGGGCATGGCCTACTCCGTCATGAGCCCGAGACGAGCAAGAATGCGGCGTGCTTCAAGCAAGACTTGCTCATCCCCTCTCAACTGCTGAATCGCTTGCGTGAAGAGATCCGCCGTGGTCGCCTGTTCGGATCGTGGTGTCATCTGTGCATCTAGTGGCGAGAGATGTGTGGCGGCTACGGCTAACGCATCAGGCATCGATTGCAGATCAACAGGCAGACCTGCCTGCACTCGCTTATCGTGATGTCGCCGACAGTAGTTGCTATTTCGCACAGCTTCTGTACGACACCGACTGGCTCCATTCCTGACGGAAGAGGTGCATGTACGAACGCGAGACGGCTTGTCCATGGGTGTCTCCACTAAGATCTCATGAATCGGATCGGGTACTGCATCACGTCTGGTAGTCCCTTTGGCCTGGTGCAAGACGCGAGCAACGAGATCTGCGGCATGACGGACCGTCGGGCGCAGTCTCAGTGTTATCGGTCCTGCAGATGTATGATCATCCTCATCGGCACTCGGCGTGACACCTACGCGATCCCATCGCTTGCCACATGTGATGCACTTGGTATAGGCCTTCGCCCATGCTGGCGCTTCATCCTCCGCAGAGCATATATTCACTGACTGACACTTCGGGCAAGACATAACGTGTATTCGTTCGGCTATTATCCGCTAGCGCCATCCGGAGCGCGAACAGTATAGCCAAGTCGCTCCAAAAATAATACCTTTTCACGAATGCGCTCAGCGGTACGATCCCGCAGGGTATGATCGATTCGCGCAGGAAGAATCTCAAAATGTCGGCACAGCTCCTGATAGGTCTTTTCGCCGCAGTGTAGCAGGTTCCTCGCCTGGCCTGTTCTCAGCAGATAGAGGAAGTGGTTCGCGATCCACAGATGATCGAGATAGTGGTAGCGTGCCTCCAGATAAGCCTTTCGCCGAGCATGATAGGTGCCGTTTTTGCGATAGATCGGCCAGCGTGACTCACCAGTGTAGCTTTTGGATCGCAGGACAATATTGCTGGCGCGCACAGACAGTCCTGATAGACGCTTCGTCATAATGCTCCCAGCTGTTGTGGTGCTGCGACTGGTAGATAGAGTCGAAAACATCGACACTTCGTACAGTCCTGACAGGCCGTGGCTGAATAGACACCGTTGACCAGATATCGTCCACGATGACGCATACGAAGATGAAAGCATTTGCAGCGCGCCAGCTGAAATGGAGGAATCTGATGCACCTGTTGCGGCTTCATACGCCTACTAGTTTCTGTGTCATGACGGTCGCCTGTTTCGTCGTGACGGCATAGCGCGTCTCATCACCGATATGATCTTCCGCGTCCGTATCGACATCGTCCAGATTCTTGACGTCGCGCGGCAAGGTCGGCACTGTTCGGATAAATTGTCTGCAGGAGGAAAACACGAACAGGCCAGGCTCTTCCATCTTCGGCTGCTTCGCGGCTTTCAACATCATGCGCACCTGAGCCCATCCGCTCGTCCGTGAGCCAGCCCCCGTGGCGGCAGGCTTGAAGCTCAAGCCCAGCCTCGCCAACGTCATTCCAGTCGAGAGCCCATCTTTCACGGTAAAGATGGATGGATCGGCGGGTCCAGGCCGAAAGACGTAGCCATGCGCCTTGCTCATCTGCTGCTCCATCTGTAGCGCCTTGCGTGCAATCTCACTATCCACTTCCCCGCTCCCCTTGTTCGGCGTCTTACCATCCCACCCATACCACTCGGCGATGCGGATCTTGGTGCCAGGGTAGAAAAATCGTTGGTTCTGCACTTGCTCGCCATTGCAGGTCGCCCACCATCCGATAGAGAACGGCTTTGAGCTGCCCCAGTCAAACGCGCGCTCGATAGTCCATGTGCGCGGCACCACGAAGTGCTCAAGAATGTGTACGGTGCGGTCCCAGAGATCATCGAACATGCCGCCCGCCACGATATCCCAGTTGCCGTCCAGCCAGGCCTTGACCAACCATTCAGGACCAGAATCCTTGAGACGATCGACATAGGTCGGATCGCTCGCCATAAGGATTTTATTATCTTGGAGTTTTGCCGGAATAAAGATGCGCGTAATATGCGTCTTAGGATCACAGTACGGGGCCAGCGGTGGCATAGGATCGATGTATGTCGTCTTGACCCAGTTATGCCCAGGCCCGCCAGGATTGCCTGTCGCGACCCACTGACAGCGCACCCCATACGCTGAACGCAAGCAGGCCTTGAGCTTCTTGATGGGATCAGGTGTCGCCCAATTCGTAATTTCTTCAATGCCCTCCCAGCTGTACTGCTGCCCTAGCACCCGCTTGGCATCCTTGTCAGTATCCAGATGACCGAGGAGCAGCTTCGACCCATTGCGAAACTTCCAGGTCTTTTCGCCGCTGCGATAGTGGCCACCAACCAGGGGAAATAATGCTTCAGCTTGTTCTCGAATTTCCTTCAGTTCAGGATACGTCTGGCGCACGATAATGCCCTTGGCATGGCGCCCCCATCTCTGTGAATGCTTGAGCCAATGACCCAGCAATCCGCTGGTCTTGCCACCACCACGCGCCCCGCCGTAGAAGATTTCATCGAACGGACATGCAAGAAGGAGTGTCTGTGGGCCGGGTTGTGGCTGCCATGCAATCTGAAAGGGCGTATCAATAGCGTGATTAGCCGTCGCCATTGTGGGTATGCGTACCGTGATGACCATTCGTGGAGGAAATATCGTTGTCGCCCGCACCCGGATTGACAATGACGGGCGTGGAGGGTGGAGCAATCTGCGCCATTTGTTCCTTGGCAAACGCCATCCATTGATCGGGCTGTGCGTCGGCAGGGCAGATCACGACGAAGGTGCCCTGCGTGTGCACAGGCCCTGCGTCGGCATCCACAAGCCTCAGCATCCGCGCAGACAGCCCGAGCGCGGGCACCTTCGGATGAAATGTAATCTCTTTCTTTCGTGCATTGTAACTGGAGACGGCACCAGCCCACCGTCGATCCCAGTCCTTCGGCTTCTTAATTGATCCGTCATCATTGAAGAATATTCTCGGATCAACGAACGAGATGCACGCGCATTGCGCCATGACGCGAGCGGCCGTCAGGTCCAGCGCTTCCGTGTACTGCCGCGTCAAGGCATCAACAGCAAGGCGCACATTAAGTTTGCTTAAGTGCTGAGAGGCTTGCACGTGCGCAGTTTTCGGGCTATAGCCCGCACGAATGGCGGCCTGCTTGCCGTTTCGATCAATGATATATTCACGGCAGAAGTTCTGGACTTTCGGGCGCAGTGTGTCAAGAATGGCGAGACCATCAAGCGTCGATTCAGCAGTAGACATAGCTGCTATATACTATACCTTAAAAAGGGTTGTCAAAGAAAAGACATCGCCTGGCTATTCTAACAGAGACCCGTCTGTGACTGCCGAGAGGCCCGTAGCGCATCGAGTCCTTGCTGAATCTCTTTTCGCATGTCTGCAGACGGAAGCGCCACTTCTATACCCGGCTTGTCTTTGATCGCCTCATATAAACAGACGATACAGAGAACCTGATGCGGCAAATCAGGATGATCGGCAAGCCAGGCTGTGCGAGATGCCGGGCTCATCATACATATGATATTACATTGACTGCATGGGATCGTGGTCCCATCGGGCACGCAATAGCCCGTACCACTCTGAAGCGGATTGCAGACAAGGACAATAGAGTTATCGAGCTGAGGCTGTGCCGTGGCACAGGTGCAGGGTGATTGCTCGCAGGTGTTACAGAACATGGCTAGAAATCCTTTGTTTTTATTTTGGTAATAATGCGATTGCCGCGACGGTCGAGCAATTCACAGGTTGGGCGCATCACCAGCCCTTCCGCTGTGCAGGAACCAAATGCAGAGGAAAAGCCAGTACGCGCTACGGCAATCGCGCCCGACAGCGGGCCACGCCCGACCGTGGCCACGCAGTCTATTTCCAGCTTATTCGCAATGTCTTGTACGGACTCTCGGGTGAGCCAGAGCCCTCCCACCCATACGTCAAATAAAATCATCACCGTATCCGCACGATACTTCCCGCCGCTCTGAATCCCCGCACCAAATCCTTCGCCATACAGGCACGCTGGACCATCAAACCATCGAGCGAGGGCCCCCGCATAAAATTTTGTTTGCATCCAGGACAGCAGCGGCGTATAGAGTTGGGCTGCATCCGTTTTCCCTCCAAATTCTACTTTTTCTCCGTCCCATTTCACACGTATATTCGTCCCGTCAATTTTCTCGGACCACAGCCAGTCATTATCCTGGAGGTAGGCCAGCTCGGGCGTGGCCCATTTCCCCTCCAGTAATGTTTTGAATTTTGTTTCAGGATCTCGTTCATATACCGTCACAATCTTGTGATATTCCCTCATCGCGTCCCTCCATTGTTGTATTCCTCCTGGAGCGCCTTCAGTTGATTGAGCAGATACCCTCGCGCGTCTCTGGAAACTCACGCACGCGCAGATCGGGCGGCCACTCTGACGGCATTCCGCCTTTGCGATCACTCAGGACCTTTCTCATCTGTCCAGGACGGAGCGAGACACACCCCGTGGACTGCGGCCACTGCTGATCGGATGCCTGCAGCACCCCATCGGTAATAATATAGCGTCCCAGCTGCTTGACGAAGACCGGCACGGCTGCGGCCTGACACTGCTCGACGATCGACCGAATCCAGGCGACATCACAGGTCTGGCGCATATTGGTGTAGCCACGCCGTGAGCGCTTCAGTGCTCGCCGTCAGCGCCGCCTCGACCACCTGAAGGCGTAAGCGTAAGGCGTCCCGCTCATGCATCACCTCGACCACCTGCTTCTTTGCCGCATGCTCCCGCGAGATGGCCTGATAGGTCGCGGTGCGCTGGGCTTCAAGATGCTGCTCCATGGCGGCAAGGTCTGCCGTGAGATCATTGTACGGCTTACAGTTGTGCTCACCGCAAGTCAAGAGTTGCGCATTAGCCTTTTGGCTGGCGTCCAGTTGCGTTGTCAGCTCCTGCACCCGCTGCCGCAAGGCTGCGTCACAGGCTAGCGTGAATGCTTCAACGGACCTCACAATATCTTGCCGCATGACATCGCCGTTCTGTTGAGTCAGGCCCATCAACATACGGCTTCCTGCCCATTGCAATACAAGCTGATGGGCAAGTGATTTTATCGTTACTAACTGCTCTCGCGTCAACACGTCGCTCATGGCTGCACCTCCTCTCCCTGCGCCTCCCCTGGCGTGGCGAGGGCGGCGTCTACCCAAGTCATGCACGGATGATCGTCAGCGAGGCCGGAGCATTTGAGTTCATATTTTGCCACCTTAAGCGCCCTCTCCATCTCCAGCACACTGGCCTTCGACTCGGCGAGCTGCTGCTCCAGCTCGCCGACGCGAGCCTTGGCCTCGATGGCCTCCGCGCCATTCTTCATGGCTTGCAGCATGCGATTGGAATCCGTCTTGATCCATCGCTGTACTTCCTGTTTTTCTTCACTGAGCTGCTGCCGCAAGGCGGCGATCGTGCGATCATGTACAATCAGGGCTTGCTCTAGCTCGTCGTATGTAGGCCTGTCGCTCATCGCGCCCCCTTTCGGTACCGTGCCAGGGCGGCGAGTACATCATCACACGCTAGGGTATAGGCCGAAATCACGGCGCACTTCGTCTCACGGTGACTCTGGTACTTCGTGCGCTTCTTGCCGGTATGCCGCAGCCGTGTCACCATCCGCACATAGGCCGCGTGCTGGCGGCGGAGCAGCGCAGTTATATGTGGATAGGGAATGCTTCCATTGCTCCCCACGTGCCCATAAAGGCGCTCGACCATCTGTTCAAGCCGATCTAGCCGCTTCATGACACTACCTTCCAACAATGTGCCCAGACGATTTTCTCTGACTCATAACCAGACACGGGATGGATGCGCTTCCATACGTCGATCAGCTGACCAGGCGAATCGCAGCCTTCCTGGATATAGGCATTGCTGACCACATAGCCTAGACGCACACGAAAGACATGCGTCAACTCGCAGTGCACCCCGAACGCCCAAAATGTATCACCTGGCTCACCAAACTTCTTCGTCCGACATGTCATGGTCTTGATATGCGCCTGAATCTTCGGGGCAAACCCAGGTAGAAACGGGATCATAATTTCACGCATAGCCATCCTTCTTCCTTGGGTATATATAGCCTCGCCGACTTACGTGCGATGCTTTGCAATAAAAGCCGAAATGACGCAAATAAGCACCCAGGTTGCGATGACGAACACCGGAAGCCACTCGGTTAGGAGATAGGCGATACCAAGCGCGGTTGCCAATGCCAGCGCCAGACAGATCCCTGCGAGCTTTGTCGCTGT